TCAAGTTGGTAATGGCTTGGGCCTCAACGAGAACCGAACCAGCACCAACTTGAGATGCTGTAAAGAGGGCAACCGCGTCGGCATCACCATCAAGGGCAGCTTCAAGTAGAGTAGCAGTAGTTGTAACTGCACCAGTTGCATATGCAAGTGTGACAGTAACATCAACACCAACTACAACTACGGCAATCGAGCCGTCGCTGCCTGGGTCAACGAGAGTAATCGAGGGAGTTGCACTCCCATGATGCTTACTAAGAGCAGTAAGCAAAAGCTTTCCATCATCACCACCTGTATTAGTTGTGGTAAGAGTCGGAATCGTACCATCCCAAAGTCTCAGGATAGCGTTCTTCAGGTCAATCTTTGCCAAGGTATGGCTCCTTTACTTAGAGAGGCAGAATTGCCGAATCAAATCTGACATGAGAAGCTGTCAGTCGATTACATCGCCCGGAGCAAGCCACACTGGCTTCCTTCGTGTCGTGGTCGAGTCCTTCGTAATAGAATTCCTCGAAAAGGGATTGCTCGTCATCAATCGCCGAGCACGCTGGAGCATTGACGATTTCAAGGTCAATACAAAATGGTTGACAGGTATCGTCAGCAGTAGTTACCCAAGCATCGGCCGGGGCCAGATTCTTTAGGACTTCTTCGATCGTCGGTACAGATGCACCGTTAGCAGAAGTAAGAAACTCCCACATGAAGTCAAACGAGACATCCATCGGTTCCTCGTCAGCATCACGTACCGTGTCAAGAGAACCACGGTCCAAACTGAACTCTCTGGTCTTCTTCTCGGAGTGGGTAAGATTACCATCACCGACCTTAATCTCAAGCGAGTTATGACCTGTGAGTCGGGTGATAGCCTGGGCATCAGGAACAAGCGAACCGTCGCCATCTAGCGTCATTGTAGCAAGTGCAACGGCGGCAGGAACACTGTCGTATTCTGTCTTCATTGCCGATGCAATTGTATCAACTGAACCAGAATAGTTGAGTGTGATAACAATGTCAACACCCGTAACCACAACGCTAAGCGATGTAGTGCTAGTCGGATGAATAATTGTAATCGACGGAGTTGCACTGCCATGATGCTTACTGAGAGCAGTCAGTGTTACCTGACCGTTCACACCAGCACCATTAACTGTAGTCAGCTCCGGAATTGTACCATCCCAAAGTCGCAGGATAGCGTTCTTTAGATCAATCTTTGCCATAAATGGCTCCTTTACTCTTGGAGTTCTAAGCGGTAATGTCCTTCAATTGTGTACTGAGTTAACTTAGTATCTTGGTGAATAATACCAAAGTTACCAATGTCAACTGTATCTTCATATCGTTTTGTTCGGGTCTTCAGACAACCCAACAAAGAGTCATCGTCGTTGCCACCATTCCCATACTTGTATACTTTGATTACTTGTGTAAAGCCTTGGGCAAATTGACCAACAGCTCTTACGCCAGCATACAAGTCCTCTGGGTCCATGGCAGACTGAATCAAGAGGTTAATTTCCATGTCAAGGTATTTTACACCATGGCACGGTTGTGAAATAAAGGGACCATCTGTTCGGAGTTCTGCGAAGTCGGCAAGGTTATCTGTATCTCGCTCATCGCCTTCAATGTAAAGGAAGTAGCTCCCTTTGTATAAATCGAAATGCTTTGAGATTGATATAGTGATCCACCGATACCAGTCAGGATTGATATTCATCGGCTTACCTCCGCAACTTGCTCAAAGCATAGTACAGACTTAGCATCAAGTAGATGTACTTTCCTCGCTGCTTTTGTCTCTCGCACAACAAGAATGTATCCCATCCCCTCTTCAAACTCATAGAAGCTTTTCACTTCGTAACGTCGCTGATTGTACACAACGAACTGGTTATTATCTATCTCCCAATCGGCCGGTATATCGGCAGCGTCGATGATAACACGACGGTCGCTTGAGTCAAAGAAACCACCCGATGTAAAATCTTTATTGGCTGAGATATACGCAAGGTCATACACGAATGAGCGTGACACTTTCGCAGGCTGAACAATAGCCCGTGGCACATGGATCTTCATATACGAAATTGATTTCTGTCCCGTCTCCAAGTCAGTCGTACCAAGGATTTGCTGACAAATGTCAATTGGCAAACCGTATGTACGTTTCATGCGGTAGAGGGTAGCTCGAATGTATTGTAGTCGGGTGCGAGACATATTTGGAACCTTGTTAAGCTTAACCAACAAAAGCCAACCACCCCGCCCGAAGACGGGGCAGTTGGGAAGGGATCTAGCAAAGCATCAGTGCCGCGAGATAGGGATCAAGTGTAGCAACACCACACAACAGGTCAACCGTCACCAGGAGACCCTGCTTACGACCTTCGTAACTCGCGTTGACACGAATCGCGACATCACCGTAAGACGCAACGCCGGACATGACGCCCATACCACTCGGGATCTGAATCAGAGGACGCAGAACCAAGGAGAGGCAATTCCGCTGGAAAGCAAAGTTGACTTCACCGGCGGGGCCAAGGTCGACGTGGTCGTCTTCCACAACCGCATTCACAAGCGGACGATCCAGCCAAATCGAAGTAGTATCGCCGGCGGTTTCGATCGTCTTGACAACAGAGTAGTAGCCAGCGATAGCTACGTCAGGAGTCGCATCAGTCGAGAACGCGATAAGCGTACCAGGCTCGATGACTCCAGTGTAACCATCAATGACAATTGCCTTCGAGTAACCCGCAGCGTAGGCACTCGTAGTGGCCGCACGATTGTAAATCGTGACAACAGCATCGTCAAGGACTGCATTACGCAGACCTGGAGTAATGGTAACGTCAAGATCCTCAGTCGACGGACTGGCAGTCAGCGTAACACGGTGAATCGTGTCATCACCAGCAATCTTGATGAACTTGCCTTCCGTCTGGCTAAGGTCCGTCACGGCCGCCGTATCCATGTGGATAAGGGTAGTACCAGCAACATAGCCGCCGCTATTGTCGACCTTCGACGCTATCGACTGAATTGTAGTAATCGGACTGGGCGTGTTCTGACACTGGTAGATATCGAACCCGTACTTACGTCCGATGCTCGCTTCTCGCAGTGCCGAACCGTCATCACCAACCTTGTCGGCCTCGGTGAACGTATCGAGGTTCAACATGATTGCTTCGGTTTCGGGACCGATAATCAAAGTACGACCGGGGAGAGGGGCCTTGTTGATACTCATACGCTTTCGCGTATCGACCATATAACCCTTGATCGTATCGACAGTACCCAAGCCAAGACCACCCTGCTGGTTGTCCATGAACTGATAAGCTTGCCCAAGGGTAATCTTATCAAGACCTTGAACCAGCGAGAGAATCGCCGGGACCAAGTAAAGCGCCTTCAGCTCTTGGAAGGACTTAGACAGGTCTTCGTCCTGGAGCGTAAAGGTGGTTTCGAGGTGCTGATTCAGCACAACCGGAATGTCGGTAGCTTCCGCATTTTGGACGGTGACTTCATCAGTCTTTGTCTTACGGTTGAATTCAAACTCGGCAGGCTTCCGAGTATGAACGGTTTCACCGAACTTGGCGATCTTCGAGGAGAAGTCACGATGGACCATACCCGAAATAACCATGTTCTCAATAAGAACGGCAACGCCTTCGTTCGCCCAGATTTCTGGGATGAACGCCGCAAGGTCATTGTCATACACGAGTCGAAACGGAGTTGAGAAAAGTCTCATAATTAGTTTTTACCTTTCACTAGGGTAGTCGGATCAACACCGGGATTTTCCTTACGCCACTTCATATAGGCGGCAGGGTCCTTCAGTGAATCAACCGTCACATTGCGACCGCTGCCACTACCCGCACCATTGGTGGAACCAAATCCACCAGTGCCCGGATTCGTGAAGAGATTACCAAATCGCTCTGGTAGTTCCTTCATACGTTTGAGGGCATCCTCAGGTTTGAGTGTCAGCATGGTCGGATTGCCGTCGTCGTCTACATCGACGAACTTAACCAACGGCTCGTATTCCCCAGTAGGTTGTCCTGCTTCATTAAGGACCTCCCCCAGGTAGGTTTTTGGGCCGAGAATGTCCATGATCTGCTCATTGACTTCGACCTTGGCCGCTGTGGCCGCATCCAGTATCGAACGATTGATACGTTCGGCACTGTAGTTACTTTGCCAAGTGTCTCGCTCTTTGGTAAGCTTATCAAGCTCTTTCGCATGGGCGACTTGAGCCTTCTTCGAGTTCCTCTTGACAATTTCTTCTTGCGTCATAGATTGCTCTTGGAGCTTCTCCAGACGCTCTTCCAGGTCTCCCCGCTCAGTAGCGGTCATCGTTGCCTGCTCTTTGAGTGTGTTAAGCTCACCCAGCAGTGTTTCGTTTTGCTTCGACACAGTCCGGCGGTTCTCAGCCATCATGGAATTCAGCTTCTCTTGGGTAAGAGTGATCTCACCCTTCTTCGCCGTAGCTTCGGCTTCAGCTTTCGCCGCCGCAGTTGCAGTAGCCTCAGCGGTTGCAGCAGCCTCAGCGGCAGCCGCATCACTGGCGTCATCATAGACGAGGCGGAACGGCGAACTTCTCAACATGGAAAACAACATACTCAGTCTCCTTAGGGAACCCTACGTAAATCGATTTCGCGTGGATCACGCAAATACGGGCGGATATATCCCCATGCTTCAGCACTAGGAATACCTGCTCGAATGTGTTCCTCGACAAAGTGCAAGTCGTAGGTGGCTCTTGCACCTGAAAAGGCATCGGACGTCATGCCTATGTTCTTACGTTCAAGTTCCATGTCTACTCCGTCCAAGTAGGCAAGAGCACACTCATAGCAAGCACGCTCGATATCGGGCGGTACTACAGTATCCCCGAAACGGGGGAATTGTAGTTCCTGGTCATCGTCAGCTTTTGTACCGGCGATGTTAAGCTTATCAATAGCCCGAGTGGCCATCTTCAAAGCTTTGATTCTATCATTCAGTACAGTCAGCTCCCAGACACGAACATCCAATCGTTCGTTAAAGTAAGCATTTGCACCGGTGTTGGTTCCGTAATAACTAGCCACTTAATTTCACTCCTTCAAATTCGAGGTTGATCGCCACATTGGCACCATCTGGACTGTGCCGACGATTCTGAACAAAGTCAAGTGGGTTAGTTAAAAGTTGGACGTCCCAGATTTCGCCCTTCCAATTTTGCATCCTAATGTGTTCGGCATTGTATGTGGTGAGGAACTCTTCTAGTTCCAGGCCCTTCTGTCTTGTCATGTCGAAAGTGTACGCTAACCGCCGTGATGTCGATCGTTTGACATACACTCGACGTGTTCCGTCCATTGCCCGCTTAACGAGCATATCGGAAACATTGTTCTCTTTGTCATCTAACTCAGGTGCCGGGAGTACGATCGATGCTTCAATTCTTGGCCACGGTGCTTGCATCAATACGTAAGTCTCGGTAGGCTTAACAACAACGCCCACGACGTGTTGTGTTAAGTGGAGGGTCTGTGTTATATTTGTCGAACCCTCACGAATTATATTACATACTGCTAACTGTGTGAACCCTAATGTGTTCGCCGCCGACTGGTTGCTTATTAGCTGTGCTACAGCATCTTGTGTAAAAGCTAAAGTAGAGGATGCTGATAGTTGCTGGCCACCCCAGGCCCAGGACACTGATTGTGTGAATGTAAGGTGATTAGATACAGGGCGGCTGCATTGTACAGCTTGGGTAAATGTGAGGGTGTTACTTGCGACCTGTATCGGAAGCACACGCTTAACTACAACTGTCTGTTGGAACTCTAAATGGTTACTAGCGTAAAATGTCTGTTCAGTATCGTTATCTGCCGCTTGGGTAAATTCTAAAGTGTTACCTACGGCAATGTTCAGGACTTTTGTGACCTGGACGCTGTGGCTGAATGCAAGCGTATTACCAATTCGCTGATTGTTATATGTGACCGCATCATGGGAGAAAGTAAGTGTGCTCGCTACTGAGCGATTATATACTACCTGTACTAATACTTCTTGGGTAAGGGTAAGATTGCTAGTTACTTCCTGTGGCGGTAGACCAACTGGCTCCGAGTATAGTATGTCTATATACTGAGTCGTCAGTCGTGCAGTTGGTACGACTGAACTCGTATACAAAACATCAACATATTGTTGTGTTGACCTTGCAACCGTCATTATGACTCAACCTCAATACCGAATTCAGCCCCATTAACATCAGCTTCTTCCCATGCTGCTGAATCCGCCGGATTAGTCTCCCAAATATCTGTGTATTTTGCATAACTTGTGGCCAATGTATGTTCGTTGCCACTGTAATCTGTTGAAATTGGTCGTGCTAACTGTTCGAGAATTCGTGGGTTTGCATCATCTTTCTTCGCAATACTAGTTAAAGCAATACCATGTATTATATCTACCTCCCCAGATAAGTCTTCAAAAGTAAAAGCGTCTTTATCTGATACTGTTGATGATTCAATATATGTTGAGTCCTCATCTGGAGTTGTTGGATCATCAACATGTAAATAATTATCTATGCTGTCTGCGTCACTACCAACAAAATCACTGACATAACCATTCCCATTAGGCATAAGTGTTTCAACGACACAGTCACCAAGAAAATCATTATTCACGGAACCTGACATGTCACAAAAATATATATCATCAAGATAAAATGACCCTGACGCTAACCCACCCATTTCAAATTGCACTCCATTGATAGGTCCAGCACCACTAAGAGTATCCGAACTAGTGGGAATTGTAATTTCTACCGTACCGTTAATGACTAAGATTGTCTCAATTGATGTTGAATTTGCTATTTCCCCTTTGAATTCAATATAGTTCCAAGTATCAAGTGCCAAAGCTGATGTGGCCGTCCCTAGTGTTGCTGCTCCTGCTTTAACTACTAGATGCCCAGAAGTATCTAAATACAGTGAGAGGGCATCGGCAGTACCCCTAAAATTGAGAAAAGGAGCAGAGCTTGAATAATAGCCCTCTATTTTTAAGGCAAAACCAATTACAAACTTTGCATCTGTAAATACCTGACTAAATGTTATCCCGTCGGTATAACCGTTAAATTCTAGACACCCACTACCATTTCGCTGCTCTGAATTACTTATCAATGGTGTAGCATAGGTTATACCTAGATATGTTAAATCAGCAGTTGTAACTGCATTGAAACCTTCTATCTTCAGTAATGCCATTATTTACCTTCCCCTCGTGTTTCGTCCTTAGGGACTGTGTCTAGTGTTTTCTCTTGCTTCTCATCCTTACTAGCATTATCAACGCCACCAAGTTCATCGACACCACGAGCTTTCGTTTGGGCCTCCAAAATACGCGTTGCCCGCTCAGCGTGAGCAATCTTAGCTTTCTCAACTACGCCCTTCGGGTAGTTCTTAGCTCCACTGGCCGACTCAGGATCAATCAATCCCATTTCCACATCATCCTTCAATACATCTGGATCAGAGAAAATTACCTTGGCACTATCAATCTCACCCTCAATTTTCTTGAGTGTCTGCAACGAGACCTTATGGGCAATGTCAATGTTAACAATCTGCTTGAGTGCTTCACGCTGGTATGTAATAGACGGACTATTCTTCATTGACTTACGGAGTTCTTCGGCCTCTTCCCGTCGATCGTTATCTGTACGTAAGGAATACTTCGTCGGGTATCTGATTGTTGGGATCGTGCCCTTCAAGTTCTCATACATAGTCCAGAACCGAGCGACATTTCGTTCACCCTGCTCAAGTTCAAGACCAATAGCACTTAGCCCGGCTTCAAGACTACGTTCATCATAGCCCTTACTCTCTGCTGAAGCCATCGTTGGTCGCATTGACGATACAGCAAGACGAGCAAGAGCCTTAATATCTCGCTTTAACTCATCTTGTTTCGCCATTGAGGCTTGGACTGGCTCAGAAGAGGGATGAATAAAGGCCGGCATATCCAACCCCTTTGGGATACGTCGCCCTGACGATGGACCTGCTGCAATCTCTTGGTTCTTCGACGTCTCTGCATCTTCTGCTGTCCCTTGGTATACGATTGTAGACCCATCTTCATCGGTTTCACTAGCAATTGCAGCCCGACGTTGATAAAAGTTCTCTGATTTAGGGTCAAATTGCTCAACGTAGAATGGAAAATTCGCTCGTAGTAAGTATGAGATATCTGCACTTGCCAGATTCATCAGTGTGATCTGATAATTGGCAATATCTGTCATCAAACTTTCAAAGATCGTGAAGAGCGTGAACGGAATCGATGGTAATTGTGCAATTTGTACATCAATACCAGGCTGACCGAGTCGATTGATTGGTTTGGAATCCTTATCAAAGAAATGACAGTATATACAACCATCACCACGCCATAGATAACGAAAACGCTCCTCAATCTTGGTTGGGAGTCCCGTTGCCTCATCACGCCCCATTGCATAGTCGCGGAGAAGTAGGACTTGGAACTCTACACTATCACTATCACTCTCAACTACCCAATTAAGGATATCTTCTGTTTTGTAGTGGTAAATGTAAGGGTGACTATCCCCCTTTTGACTCATTGTTGGACCTTGAAGCTCTGGCATATCAACAAATACACCGACTCGACCCAATGCAAGTAGCTCAGGTAGGATATTTCGCCCCACAAAGCTATTCATAGAGCTTCCTTTACGGTCGATACCGTAGTTAAGCCCAAGACTTGCGTCCAAAAAGGATTGCTCACCTCCTTCACGAGTCACATCCGAAATTCGTTGGAAAATCGAATCTTTGACTTCATTAACAGCATCTTTAGCAAATGCTGCATTGTAAGATAAGGCTTTTCGCTCATCGAAATCTGTGGTCGACTCCCGCTTGCTGAACTTCTTGATATATGCTTCAATAAATTCATCGCCAGCTTCGTATGTCAGCCGCCACTTAGACCAAGACTCACACTTTTTAGCATAATCTGGGTGTCTCGAAGACGCAATCTTTACGTCTGATGCCATGATCTCATGGATATGAGATTCACCCAGTGCTTTACTTAACTCAAAATCGATCATGCTGGAGACTCCATGTTTTGTGAAACACCCGTTGACACTGCCAAAGGTAATGCTATCTCCGCGTAGTTACGGGAATGAGCAAAGTGGTCATGATGGTTATCACCTTTGATGTATTTTCCGATTAAATTGCCGTCGGAATCTTTTTCATAAATCCTCACAAGAGATTTAAGGTGTTCCTTGTACTCGTTTGACAGATCCTTTGGTAAGAGTATCATCTTTGAGCGGAATCGGCTCAAAGATAAGTCTAACCACGAAGTACGATCAACGGAGACGGTGAGTTCGTCCTCGTTGACATGAATTTGTTTCCCGGCAATACCACGACTATACTGACACAGGCTGACTTTACCAAACCACCGCTCAGCAAACTCGCGTGCTTTTCTCTTTTCAGGTTGTGAATCGATGACTGCATGTTTTACTTTGAACGCATCCATGAGAGCATCTAGCTCCTCGAAGTGACGGCACTTCCCTTCCAAAATGACAGATGGTTTTGCGTGCGTGTTAACATTAACAGAGTCAGGTGCCAATTTCCACAGATCGACTTCATAGTGAAGCCAGTTTCCGACATCAATACCCATTGTGATAAGACGGTCGCTACGCTCTTCGTAGAATCTCTTAAGAAAACCACCCATGCAATCGCGAAGATCGGCATCACAAAGCTTGGCACCATCAACAATGTGTGGTACACCAAGCTTCGAGTTGTGGAATTCTTGTTCATCTGCTGGATTTGTCTGGGCTAAAAAGTAAGCTTTGATGAAGTTCGATGGTGTTGCACCCTTAGCACTTGAATACATCTGGCTTATGCCAAATCCCCGCATAGTCTTTTCTTTGACCTTAGGGACCCATATTCCATTCGCTAAGAATTCCCACTTCTGTTCATGTACAAGCTCTTTACCGCAAAGGTGACATTTCAGGAATGATTTCGCTACATCTGGATCGTCGGAGTGTTCGCCGCAAATCTCATAGTTTCTAGGGAACTCAAGATTGATATGCTTACCACACCCAGGACAATGAAAGAAGAACTCTTCCTGTGTTGAAGTCTTGAATGTAGTGTTGATTCCCTTGTCATCGACTGTTGGTGTGGAAATTTCCCATGTTAGGGCCATACTATAACCAGAAAGACGTTCACGGGCGAGAGGTATATTCTCTTGCCGCATTTCATCTTTCTCGTCTAGTACTAATACTCCTACGGGAACTGATTTAAGTCCCGCCCTTGACTTACTTCCTCGGATGTAGAGATTAGCTTGGCCCGCTCTTTTATGACCGACGTTCTTAACATCTGTAAATATTTTGCCCAGATGTGCTGAAGATTCAATAGCTGGATCAAAACGAGCAGCACTGAAATCACTAGCGTCTGGGGTTTTAGCGGGAAGCACATAAAGACAATCCACCCCGTGAATATCAATGTAGTAAAACACGATATTAAGGACAGTCTCGGTAAATCCCATTTGGGCTGCTTTTTGTCCAACATTGAATTCCGCCTCACTATCATGCATCCCCCTAAGCCAAGGGTGTCTCTTAAATGACCATCGCCCTGGGTAGGGTGGTCCCATTTCACGGTAAGCTTCAGCCCATTGTGAAGGTAACACAATTGACTTACGCCTCAGGCCGGATGAAATCCTCTCCGTCATCAAAGTAGCTAAGGCGTGCATTCAGAACTCCATCTCTCTCGGGATCACAAATCGAATCTAAGTAAAAGTCCTGTTCGCTATTCGTCAAAGACGGATAGGTCCACTGGTATTTCGGATTCTGATCTAATCGGGGCATCTAAGTTCATTGTTACGGCTATCATTTTTGTGCTAATCTTATCAACGATATCAGTATCGGTAATGTGGTCAGTGATGATTTCAACATACTGAGCAGCAAGCCTAAGGACTGAATCCTTACCAAGCAACTGTCCCATCTTACCTTCCATCTTATCACAACTTGTAACAAGTCTTTCGATTTTCATGATAAGATCAGATGCTCGCGTTGAGTACATTAACAACATATCGTTGTCTTGGGCAGTATTAAGCATATTCTCCAATATCATCCGGAGGATTCCGACTTCTTCGCGTAGGGATTTGATTCCACTGTTATCTGCGAGTTGATTAACACGCCCTTGCCACTTTGTTAAGTGGTAATTACGTACCGCCGCTTTCTCCTGCTTGACGTCTGATAGTGCCCCACCATGGCGAGCACAATAATCAGTGTCGTTAACCTTAACAAAAGGGCATTGCCCCATACTCTTACTGTGTCCTTGACATCTCTCTGTATTCGCATGAATGACAGGATTCCACCGCTCAAACTTGTTTTCGACTATAGACATGATTTACCTTGGGTGAAGGTGAGCTTACCAGATTCCACGGACATCGAAGTCCGGCTCAAAATTGGACGCGACAAAAGGTTGTTTGACGGTCCAGTATGAATTAACTATGTAGACTTGAACCTCTCCTGGTGTCCCGCCGGTGACATGGCACTTGGCACTTTCTGAATTCTTTAACCAGAACTCAGGGGACCTGTCTTGGAGACTATTATCAAAATTTACGCCATTCTCAAGATAACATTGATCAAAGATATATCGACCACCACTATCCGATGTTTCTATATTGACAGTACCACCAAAATAACAACCGGTACAAGCAAGTCTTACATTATACCAGGGACTAATAGTCTCAACGTCAATACAACGAGTATGGGCATCTACAACGACATCGGTCAACGTGAGATAGTAAGTTGTCCACTCTTCGCCTTGAACGATCTTTACTGCCGGTCCATGTACCCCGCCACTGGTCGTCTTACCAAAAGAAATACCCTGAAATACCGCATACACATTATCATCGTATCTCTGGTCGGTGTGAATCAGAAAAACTTCACCATCGAAGGTATGATTGAATTGTGTTACCTTACTCCCGCCCACCCCGATCATCACAAAGTTATCTATATCGGGGAGTGTAATTAGACTGCTTGTGGTATACACACCTGGCAGTACCATTAGTATATGTTTTGTTTGGGTCATCGCCGCTATAGCAGTCGCAATTGACCCATAAGGATCATTTTGACTACCATCGCCAGTCCCCTGTGGGCCTACCCAAATTGTGTCATCAATATAGTTGGACGCCCCACCACCTCCCCCACTCCCGAGAATCGTCACCGTATGTGCCCCAGTGAAGTCGCTCTCTGCCACCGCTTCGTTTGCATCTGTGAAACAGTTAAGTGCCCTGATTGTCTGGTTTGCATGTCCACCCGAAACACCCGCTGTCTTGAGTGTACTATCTTTGAACACGTATTCAATAGTGTGGCTATCTGCCGACGTTATGACCCCACCAAGCAAATTACAATGAACAAAGCTATTATTACAGAGGTTTGTCGTATACAGGAAGTCGATTGGTCCGGTCGCTTCACAGTGTTCCATCACAAGATGGCATTTTGTCCCATATGTTGTGTTTTGGGAGAAAGAAGCACCTGATGTATCCATGATAAGCTTAACATCTTTCAATGTAAGCTTTGTGTCGCTTGCACCATTTGTGTCAACGACTTTAATGCCGATCTTACCGGCATACTGGTTCAGGGTGATTCCTTCTATTGTAATGTTGTGTAGTTCGGCTGTCCCGTGTATTGGAAGTACCTGAATCGCTTCATCTGTGTTTCCGGCATTGATAATTGTAGCTGCTGATCCACCTACACCGACGACTCGCACATTAGAGTCAGCAAACGGGAGGTCTGGTATAACGGCTATTTCATCTAAGTCGTAAATTCCCGGCAGTATCGCAATGATGCTCTTGGTCGTCGAAAGTCGTTTTACTGCCTCATTGATTGACGCTACGGGATTGGTAATGCTACCAGTCCCCGTTGCCCTCGCATGTTGCTCTACCCAAATGATTGCATCCTCTGATGCAGAGTAAAGTGTCCGTTCAATGGATTGAACCTCTGCTAGCATCTCATCCCAGTCTTCAGGATCAGGACCCGCGTAGGTCTTTAGATTTCGTCGCCAGTTAGTAATACCATCCCATAGGGACGCAGGGAAAACACACTTATATGTCATAGGCCCTCTGTATAAAATACCCCAGCGACGGGTTTTGACACCCGCCGCCAGGGACACCCAAGGAGATTACACGTCACGTACAAACTTAGCGAGAGTTGACAGAATCAACTCATGCTCTTCTCGTTGCAGCTTTTGCTGGCCGAGAAGTTCTTTTAGGATAGAGGTCTGCTCTGTACTATTTTCCGACAAAGCTATGATTGCCCGTTCAAGTGAGGGGCGGGTATACCACTTCCTAATTCCGTCTTCGTCCGTGACGTTATGCCAGTCGTGGAGTTCTTTGACATTTCTGTGACATTTTTCGCACCCTGCAACCGCGTCTCGAATCTCACTTATATCACTAAGATCGATCCCACGGGTCTTGAGGAAACCGATGGCTTTATCACCAACGATTACCACAAGCAGTGTTGCGATTGTTATCACCGCCAAAATATCCTGAACACTCCACTCCATTAGCTACTCCTCTTCAACTTCGGTCACAAGGTCAAACTCTTCCATGTATTTGACAATCTTACCAAGTTGTCTTACAGTCTGGAGTTGAAGAATAATCAACTGTCCAAATGGAGAGCCAGCAACATCGTTGAAGCTCTTCTTCAGGTCCTCGTCGAGACCGACGTTCTTAACCTCGGGGGTGTCGAGTTGACTATTCTGTATCCCCTCCGCTAATTCCTGTCCGTGTTTCCGTATGAATTCCATGTTCTGTACGAGAAACGCTTCTACTTTCGGATTGTCCATCGGGTGTAATCTCCCATTCGAGGACCGCGTTCACCGGGGGAGGTGCAAGCGGTTCGGGTGTCGTATTCAATTGTGACAGGCCGAAACCTGCTGCTCCAGCGGCCAACGCGAGCACCGCCCCCTTGGTAAAGTTACCAACGGAAGACGGTGCTTTGACTGTAGCTTCAGCAGCTTGACTGACGATGGTCTGATTCCCAAAGGGAATCTCGGCAAGGAAACCCTGCAACTGGGCAGGGTCCATACCATTGTCCTTCGCAATCACGGCCCGCTCAACGTCGCTATTTCGCTTCATGACGTTCATGAAGTTCCATAGGTTTGCTGTCCGGAACTGTGCTTCAGCTTGTTCGCGTTGACTCGGCATTGGTTACCCTGCCTTCACGACGGGGGTACGGTCAGCCGTGGCAAGAGCCGCCATCAGGGCGGGGGACTCACCTTGGCCACCTTGGAACAAGTCCTTCTGGTACGCCAAAAGGGTGTTTTGAGAAAGTTGCTGGTTGTTCGCAACTCCCTGGGCCGCAATGACGGTCAACTGACCGGTCAATTGCTCATGAAGCTCAACAGACATAATATCTCCTTCGAGATGGGTTATTGATGATCGACACCGGTCACACGACCAGACTGATCGATCTTCAAACGAAACTGCATCTTACCCTTCATCGTTTTAGACAAAGCGGTTGTAGATTGTTCAAGTCTTTGTATACGGATCAAAGCATCGCGATTTTTTGCTGTTACCGATCCTAAGTTCTTATTATGGGTAATCACCTCCCTTTGTATAGTTTCAACCGCTCCCATAACTTGCTGAAGCTTACTACGAGCTTCGCGTAAGTCCATTTCTAAGGACTCAATCTTTTTAGTGTGAATTGTAATGGCAGTTTTGTTATGACTGATACCATCACACTTCGGGAGTTCTCTCATACGCTGTTCAAGTGAAGATATACGGGCAAGAAGAGACGTATCAACTACCGCTTTGGGCATCTTCGGTGGGTCCACCGGAACTAGCGGTCTTTTTTCAACGGAAGAGGACCCAAGGAGGCTTTTAAGAAGTTCTGTGATAAGTGTGACATTCGGGCCGATCGTACACCCACCGAGATCAGTAGGCGAGTATTCGGCAACGATGCCCACAATACCATTTGCAGAATAGATAGGGCCTCCGGAGTCCCCTTCCTGAGCAAAACACCTGACCTGGATATTACCACCCTCATAGCCAAGCACTGTACCGGCACGCCCAGCCTGGGTTACTCGTGTTCCGGGTGCAGCAAATGTGGGTGCTAGAGTCAGAGGAATTGGGTGATTGGCGGGTGCCCGTAAGACCACGATGTCGGCAATTGCCGCACCTTTTAGAATTGTGGTCTTAACCCACTGGTTGTTAAGGTTAACCTCAGCCGTCCAGCCGGGTTCAAAGATATGGGCACACGTTACGATATATTGCTTACCCTCAAAGAGTACAAAACAGCCAGTGCCGTACTGCATAGCACGCGGACAGACGGTTCGGATTTGTATCTCGGAAGGATGTCTTTTGCCCGCCGGCTGACGTGTCGGGGCCGTCGGCCGGGCGGGTTGAACCGGTCGCGGAGGACCGGGGTTATAACGAGGAGGTTGGCGTGGGGTACATCCTTGTGGACCACATCGGTTACCAATCTTAATGCCGAAGCAACCAGCATTTTCATCGTAAGTGGTCTGGGACATACAAGTATGACCCCATAGGGCAAATGTTAAGGCTAACAACACTTTGCACGATTTCTGTAACATCTTTGCCTCAGTCTTGGGTGTCAGAGGTTTCGTTCTACATCCTATTATAGCACAAATTACGCTTAAAATCAACTAAAAAATAATTGGAACTTTTTTCGTGCAAAATATAGCCCAGCGTACCGCGTTCTAGGACTGCTAGCGGGCCCAGGGTCCAGGGTCCATATATCAAGTGTCAGGTTTCTAATGCAAATTCAACTTTCGTACATGAGTCCCCGCAAATGGGCCCTGGGCCCTGGACTAAAAACCGCGAAAATAAGGTATTCAAAAAGTTAAAATATTCGCATAGTATAGGGGGTGGGGGGATATGTACCGGGGGTACCACCTGTGACGATTGATTTGACCCTCCCCCTTCCACTGATCGTAACGATTGTACTGGATACAGGGCCCAGGGCCCAGTAACACCACTCACCGTTACAACCATCACTACCACTGCATTCAGTACTACCAGTAGTACTGGTACTACCATCCCATTAGATACAGTCAGGATAACTGGGCCCTGGGCCTACCGTTACAACCGTTACGATTAGTGTTAACACTACCATTAGATAGTAGTGATTGTGACAGTGATGAGGAATGTGTGTATAAGGGTGGTTGTATCAATAAAGAGGGAATGGCCTAAAATGGGCCCTGGGCCAATGGTAACATCTGTATCATATAAACGCAGACTGCCTGTTAGCAGTTTTGTAATAGGGCTAACAATTCGAGAAATCGTACCAGATGTACCTATTGTACGAATAGGTGCCTATGGCCCTTTACGTCTGCCCACTTCCATTGTGGAGAATGTGGGTCAACAGGGCAGAGGACTAGAGCACAATGGCCCCATCGGCATGCACAGAACGAGGTGGGCTACCCTCTGCCCTGCCTGCCCCTTCCCTGCCTGCCCTGCTACCATACACACCACCCCATGCCATAAGTGTATACAGGCTAACGACTTACGACATGTGCCCCATATATACAGTGGTACCCAAAATAAATCCTTGCCACCTAACCCCTTGCCCCGTAACGACTTAGGACGTGACTTGTTGCTTACCCCCCAGTGGACTACGTATAGTTAAGTGCAGGACGGAGAACGACACACGGACGTGAGAACAGAGGACGGAGAACGACACACGGACGTGAGAACAGAGGACGGAGAACGACACACGGACGTGATTGATTGAGACGATTGAGACACTTGATTGACTGAGTCGGTATGGAACGATAGCACCTATTGTGCAGGTTATCCGAGGGAGTTGGGATGCGAGGGCGTGGTCGCCCCACCCAACAGGGCTAGTACGATGTGACTAGGTCGGATAATACAGAATATGACGGCGGACGGGGTTGTGGTCCCTGAATATATTACAGCCCCCTGCGGTTAACACCGGTCGATCATGTTCTGTCTGTTACAACGATTACGCCCCCTACAGTGGGCAGTCAGTCGCCCCACCCCCTCAGAATAGGTAGGGTGGACTATGACGACTAGACTAATTGACGTGGATGCCGGGACTGCATGGACTGGATCAGTTGTGCGGGATGAACCGGTTATTCCAACTCTTGACGAACTGACGAAGAAACCACGTAAGACGAAGAAACCGAATATCGGACGATTCCATGTATGGGATATGCCGGATATGGCGGGTACGCTACGCGGTTTTGAGCGGTTCGACAACGCATGGGAGCATTGCCAGACATTGGAATTCGGGTATATGCGAGACACCCAACGGGGTGGGTTTGGCCAAGTCTGGCCTACCCCCGGCGAGTGTGGCAAAGACGCCCATCGGACTACCACTCGAAAGAAAGTCGGTACGGAATTACACACGAAAATACAGCACGGTTTTAAGGGTTAACACAACAGAGAGGATGGGGTTACTGACCCCCCACTGTAGGCATGTACGGGATTGGCCTGGACACCTTACCTTTTACAGGGAGTTATGTCATGGGTTATCACGAATGGGTTATCGCGGTTATGACGATTCCGGCCATCATTGGCATCTACAGTCTTTACCGCATCCCTAAGTTTCGGTAGTCGCGGGGCCTACGGCTCGGCACAACGGCCATGGCCGCCCTGGTATTCTTACCAGGGTGTCCAGGCCAGTTTCGTACATGGTAGCGTAGGTTCTGTTGGTGGCCCGTTGGTGTTCTCCATCGAAAGTGAGCATTACAATGGCTACTAACAAAGTGATTGACAAAGTTGTGGGTGTCCCGCTAGCCGAATTGGCCATGGGTTGGAGTTGGAATTACCGTTTCGACAACAATATGGACATTCCGGCAATGGTCGACGAGATTGCTCGTCATGGTGGGATTCCTCACCCTTGTCTCGTTTTCATCCCAACCAAGTTTGATGCCGAAGGAAATTCCCTCGGTGTCGACGAGGCGTTCTACACGAAGAACGGTATCGACTTGGGATTGCTGATTCGGTGTCAAGGGCATCGAAGAACCGAGGCTGCGTTGTATATTATCAACCACCCCAGCGAGTTTTCGCACGAATTGGTGGAGGCATGCAAGATTATTCCTTGTTATGTCCGCCACATCGACGAAACCGAGGCCGAGGAGTTGGTGTTCGATCAAGGGGCAGCCATGTCGGTTAGTAAGGCGGAGGTGGTAAATGCCATCTATCGCCTGTACGATCGAGGCTACTCCGAGATCGAAATCACTGCCAAGTTGTACCAACAGCTAGGCACGATTCTTTACGACGACGCGGACAAAGTTCGTGAGTATGCGTCCCTGCCTGTCGGGTCGGTTGCAAGGGCTGATTGCATTCGTGAGTGGTTACACACCAAGGTGGGTAGCTACCACATCAAGGCGAAGAAGCTGGGGCCGTGGATTGCGGACCAAGTTCTTCTCTTGTTCAAGGAAGGCGACACGTTGCTTGACGAAGGCGAAGTGCTCGACGTCATGATTACGACTGGCCTGATGAACAAGTTGTCCAAGGCATGGCAGCGTGACCTGAAGACAATCGACCCGGAAACGAAAGAGCCGCGAGCCGTGACATGGAATGGCCCGGTTGCGGATGTCAAGATTACGACGAGCGAGGACGGGTCTGTCAAGGTTGACATCGAGGGTGGTGGGCAATACTTCAATGAAATATTGGAGCAATATATCATCGCCCACAAAGATCCGTCGGCGGCCAAGGAGGCAAAGGCCAGAGCATCGGAAGCCGAAGGGCCGAAGATGATGACGAAGAAAGCACTCGAAAGTCGGAAAGATTCCTACGTCTCGGACGCTGTCAAGTCTACCATCGCGGTGGTCTTGGGTGAGCGGGATGTTAACCTTAACGCCGTCGACTTGGAATCGTACCGAGTCGAGAAGGTGTTCGGGGCATTGGAAGCACTGGAATCGGCTGCCGATGACGTGTCGCTTGCTAAGTTCCTTCGGGCAATCCGATTGGGCAAGGCCAACGACGTGTTGGAAGCCGCCGCAACCATCGGCATCTATACGAAGCCTGACGGTCCGGCTGCGTCGGATCTATCGGGTGTTCAGTGTGCGGCCGAAGCGGCATGCGATGTCGTCATCGAGTCGGAAGGCGTCAAAGCGTAAGTGTATCTGCGTGAGTGTCTACGTAAGTTTGTAGTTTCCCAATCTTCACCAAGCGGGTCACCTACAGAATCTACCCTACAGGCGTAAGGTTTCCGGTAGTACCAAGTAGCCCGATAATCCGTATGTGCGGATTGAAGACTACTTGATAACCTTACCAAGTGAGGGTTGCAATGGGAATGAAGGAAACTGTCAAGGTTGACAAGCAATGTGCATATCACCATAAGTTGGACAACTCACGTTGTCAAGCTGACGGTGTGCATAAAATTGCACCGGGCAAGGGAGTGCATACCTTTTACTTTTGTGACGAACACTTCCCGACAGCAAGGGAAGCTGCAACGATGTCATAGTGGCATCATGTATCCCGGTCATCTCAATGTGAGATGGCTGGGATTTTTTGTTACCCTTAACAAGCGAGGTTAGCCAATGCCAGAAGCTAAAACAAAAGTTGAATTCCATACCGATTTCGGGATCATCAAGCCGGATGAATACTACGGGACAACATACCCAATGCGGTGTCTATCCTGTCGTGTGAAGTTCGGACTACCACGGAATGGTTTGCAAACAAGGATCGTTTGTGGTTGTGGTCACAAACAGGATGTAAGGGCACCCCACCCATTTGCACCGCGTAGATGAGGGGTCCACACGCTGAGGATTTCCAATGTCCTTTTTGTGGTGTTAGTATTAACAAGGCCACAACAGGACTGGTTGCCCTACACTTTTATAATGTGCATGGGATAATCACTAAGGATCGTGACGGCGTGCGAAGCCTGTTAATCAAGCTTCATGTGGTCGACATTCCAATTGGTAAGATTCTCGGGGAATGGACAATCGCTGCTTTCGTATTGGGAGTAGCGAGAGTTGTTAGAAGGTCTGACAAATTCATACTGTTTCAGCAAGGTAAGAAATGCAAGGTCAACGGAAGCTAAGCCCGACCGAACAAGACGAACTGGTCGAGATGTACGAAGCCCTACTTCTCGATATAGATGGGATGACAAGGTGTGCTCTTGACTCAGTTCGGTATACCGTATTGGATATGCGGTATCACGCAAGGTCGCATGAGATCGAGCACTATGTGCAAGGCAAGCAAGGCCCCGCCGCATGTAGGATTGCTCGACAAAGGATCGAAGACCGTCGTTAACACAAGCCCCTTGTGTCCACTTTGGATGCAAGGGGCTTTTTTATTTTCTAATTATAATTGGTAACTTTAACAACAGGACTGCCTGTCTTTAATACGTGTGTTTTTTGCACGATTTGTGTTACATAGATTTTCTATTTGAAATCAGGTTCGTTACAACTTCCGGTGTAAAGGGGTCACTACGGGCTTTCAACGTGAAGGTATGTGACGACAAGGGTGACCCCCTCGAAACGCGAGAGACGCGAAGTCGGGCGATCTGACAGGGGTGTCCCGTCCTCGGCCACGCTCTCGCTGAACGGCCACCCTCAAACACCACCCCAATGGGGCGATTCTGACTGATTACTTCCCATTTCTTTTTCTCTATAACCCTCTCTCTTTTTTCCCTCTTTTTCTTTCCCTATAGAGGAAGTAGAGAAATATTGTTGTGGTCAGTCAGTCAATAAAGACAGGTAAAACGGCATAATTCTAACTCATTACGTAGTAAGGACTTACGTCGACGGTTACCCTCGTCTGAATTACTACCAATGGGGGTTAGTCAGTACCAATGGTGTGTCCCCCATAGGTGTACCCTACCGGCTAACCCATACAATTAGCACCAACCACAACCCCCCCTGGCTGATTCTTACTACCGATGCAATCAGTACCCCACCAATGGTTTGTGTCACATATACCATGCAAAAAAGGTAACATTAACAAGGGAAACAAGGCAATACCCCTGTAAATACTACAATTAGGCCCAGGGCCCAGCTTACGCTACCCATGAATCATCATCCATATACGTATCCACGCTGCATATTTATAAGCTGAAGCATTACAAATGGGCCCTGGACTAGTGTATTCACACCATAAGCACCTATAAAACAAGCCTCGCTGGAACCACTGCGGTTCCGGCGAGGCTTTATTTTTAACTGTTAAGCTTATTATCGATGAACTGTAATGCTTTCTCTTTGGCCATCCAAATGTCACCGCTTCCAGCACGATACCGATACCGAAGCCACCGACCACTACAGCACGGCGACGAGTACCAAATGCCCCACGCTGTGCGGGTATGTGGTATCGGCTTTGCTTCGAGTACGTGGCCGAGGCAGAGTTCTTCGTGTTCAATCATTTGACACCTTCACGTCACCAATGCGACCGCCCTTGATAATCTTAACCATAGCCCGCACCTTGGCTGCTGCGTCCTCCTTGCTTCTAGCTTCAACCTCAATAGCAAAGGGAATACTTTCATAGAAGCCAAGACTATCTTCAATACTGAGGTTAATTTGATATGTCAAAATGACCACTCCTCTGTTGTAATTTCCATGACTTGACTATCGACATCACCAATGCTCTTAACAAGAAGTCTTACCCGTTGAAGAACATCAGCGTAGTCTGCCCCTTCTATATAGAATGGAATGACTTCATAGCTTCCATGAGGATTCGTGATACCTAGATGTACTCGATGTATCATCGGCCCGACGAACCGAAGCCCGCCTCTCCACGAGCAGAAACAGGTAGCTCGTTAACCTTAACAATTGTCGGGTGATAGACCTGGATAAAGATTGCCTGAACAATTCTGTCTCCCTTCTTAATGGTGACGTCTTGGTTACCGGTGTTGAGAAGCACGATGCCCCACTCACCACGGTATGAACTGTCGATCACGCCAGCAATGACAGTAATACCTTGTCTGAATGCGAGCCCTGACCTGTCACGTAGTAGGACACCATAGCGTGGACTAAAGCAAGTGAACATGTCAGTGGGGACACGACGGCGTTCACCCGGTGGGATTACAACCAGTCCTGCACTGTGGATATCGAGGCCGGCATCAGCACAGTAGCAATGCCCCTGAGGATCGGACCACTTTGGTAGTGTACCATCGGGGCCGAGTTTGATCATCAAATCAAGCATGTTGTCTCCTATTAAAGGGGAACTTTAGTTAGATCAGACGCATCCCGCCGCTTGGCAAACTCTGCATACATGCCGGCGGGGGCAATATGTAGCATGTTACAATGGTCCATGTGAGTGAGTAGTCGGTCCATGTCATGGGCTGGGCCTTGATACACACCCCTACCATAGACAAGATTACCATTGTTGCTGATGAACATGACTTCCCAGATGTCGTTGGCCTTACATCTCCAGACCTTGAGCTTATCAGGTAGACTCATAGCTTGGTGTATGCCTCCTTCGCCTGGTTGATCTTCTTGGTAACCAAATCAATCATGGTGTTGAGTAGACACTGAATCTCTTCGGATCGGAACGTGTCACTCATCATTACACCAGCCGTGAGTGTTACCGGCCCACCAGTATTGGCATATATCTTAAAGGTGACATCCCTGTCATCACGCATCCCTTTGAGCTTCTCTCTGTCGAGGGTGAGGTTGCTAATCTTACCAGTCAACTTGTCAGCAAACTCAAGACGTTGTTGTAGTGTGTTACGTAAAATCGGATTCATCATCGGTCTCCCAACCAAGTTGTCTAGCGAATTCAACCTCACTTAAATGGATAAATTCCTGTTGCTTTGCTACTTCCTTGCTCGTGCGTAGTTCGTGGTACCTC